TTCGGGGGGCTTGACGTCCACACCGTCGCGGCAGGCGCGACCAACGACCACATCGACGCGGCGTACCAGCCGCTCGACGAGAACGCCGCCGACTTCGAGCACTGGGTTTCCGACGCAATCACGCAGCTCCTTGCGCTGCAAGGAATCGAGGACACGCCCATCTTCAAGCGCCAGAGGATAAGCAACCAGAAGGAGCAGGTCGAGATGCTCGTGCAGGAGGCCGCGTGGCTGGACGAGGCAACCATCCTTCGCAAGCTGCCGAACCTGACCCCTGACGAGGCTGTTGCCGTGATGCTCGCAAACGAGGACGCCGACATGGAGCGGTTCGGCGTCGGCGGGGAGGGTGAGAATGAGGGCGAATAGCGACCTAGGCCTGATGATGCCCGAAGTGCGACTGTTCCACAGCCGCAAGAAGTTCAAGAAGTACTACAAGAAGCGGTACGGCGAGAAGCCAGAGCTGTTCGACACCGAGGGACAGATGACCTACCGTGACGGCGAGGCCCTTGTGCTCATGACCTACGTTGGCAGGGAGGAATCCGAGCTGGGGCTTCTCGTGCACGAGGCGTACCACGCCGCAGTGGCCCACATGACCCTTCTGGGCGAGGACGAGGCGGGCGAGGAAACCATGGCCTACCTGGTTCAGAGCATATCGCACGGCCTGTTCGTCGCGCACCGAAAGTGGAGGAAGCGCAAGGGTCTGGTAGACTAGACTGGACCCGCCCACACGGGCTGGCTGAGCCTGAACAACAGCCGGAAACCAACAGGCCCTCTTGGCGGTGTGGGGCAACGCCTTGAATTGGAGAGAGCATGGCAGACCAAGCGCACGAGTGGACAGACGAGCAGATAGATGACCTAGCAAAGAGGATGTGGCAGGCATATTCTCAGGCCGCTAACGAGATGCAGGACAAACTTGAGAAGTGGCTTGAGGTGTTCGACAGTCAGAACAGGGCTTGGAAGAAGGCTGTCGGCATCGGAATAAAGACTCAGGAAGAGTACGACAAGTGGCTCGCCGACCGTGCTATGGAGCGTTCTTGGCAAGAGGACATGATTAACACGCTCGTCTACGATGCCGTCAACGCCGACGTGAGGGCAAGGCAGCTAGTCTATGACGAGATACCGTCAATCTACGCTGAGAACGCCAACTATGCGATGTACTCCATCGAGCGTCAGGCTGGGCTTGATACAGCCTTCACCCTCTACAACCAAGACTCAGTAAGGTTCCTCATCGAGCAGGACAGGCAGCTTTTCCCCGAGATAGACGTCGAGAGGGATACGGCTTGGCACAGGCAGAAGTTCACCGCAGCGGTCACGCAGAGCATCCTCCAAGGCGAGTCGATACCACAGGCTGCGGCACGCATGTCGCTAATCGTCAAGATGGACGAGAGGGCTGCTGAGAGGGCCGCGAGAACCGCCATAACCTATGCAGAGTCGAGCGGAAGGCAGAGGTCGTTCGAGCGTGCCGAGTCCATCGGGATACCGCTAAAGAAGAGGTGGCACGCCCACATCGACGGCAGAACGCGACTTGCACACAGGCAAGCGGACGGACAGACCGTAGGCGTGCATGAGAAGTTCAACGTTGACGGCTACATGATGACAGGGCCGGGTGACCCGACCGCCCCCGGGTATCTCGTATACAGCTGTAGGTGCAACCAAGTCGGGGACGTAGACCGCGATGACATACCGCCAGCGGTCGTTCACCGATACAGCAAGCTGCCGAAGAACGTATCATACGAGGACTGGAAGGCTGGCAGGTACGTCACCGACCGCTTCAACGAGGAGACCGACGAGAGCAAGAAGGAGCGCGGAGTTGAGTAGCGAGGTAGGCGGCATCACTGTCAAGACGGACAACACCAAGCTGGTGGGAGAGGCGCTGAAACGCGCAATCATGTCAGGGCTTGAGGAGATAGGCATCGACTGCGAGCACATCGCGAGCGAGAACGCGCCTTACGACACTGGACGTCTCTCGGCAAGCATCACCCACGTCATAGACGCAGGCGAGCAGGCGGTGTACGTCGGTACCAACCTCGAGTACGCACCATATCAGGAGCTTGGGACTTCGAGTGGATACAAAGGCTGGAACGGTGGAAAGGGCTATCTCAGGCCAGCCGCGAGCGAGAATGCGTCGAGGTATCGGGCAATCATGGAGAAGCACCTAGAGAACGCCTAGAAGACTTCCTACCACCGCTTCTAGGACAGGGTTGAACGGGGCCTAGGGATGTGATATACTAGGCCCTACGCAGGACGTAGTAGACGGGAGTTTGATATGAAGTTCGAGTATTTCAGGGCAGACCACACCACCACCATCGAAGAGGCGAAGCGTCAGTACCACAGGCTGTGCCTCCGCTGGCACCCCGACCGACCTGACGGTGACCTGAAGGCCATGGGCATGCGCTGGGCACCGAAGAAGCACCTGTGGTACAAGTCGCCGAAGAGCTGGAAGCGCAAGCACCACGGCGAGCTGACGATGGACGAAATCAGGAACCGCTTCGGCTCCCAGAAGGTGGAGACGGAGAAGCAGGCCGCTCTGACGGCATAGAGAAGGGAGATTGAAATGAAGTGTCCGAAATGCGGTAGTGAGATGGTCACAGTATCCGTGATTAACGAGGTGCATCTGGTAGACAAGCACCACGGCCTCGTCTGGTGGCTTCTGGTCGGGTGGTGGTGGATTGCAGTCAAATGGCTGTTTCTCACCTTGCCTGCGCTAATCGTGAAGATATTTGGTCACAAGAAGCAGACCACAAAGAACACCAAGGTCAAGATTTGCGTTTGCCAAAACTGCGGCAACGCATGGAAGATTCGCTAGAAGGGATGGAAGCGCAGGCATCGCGGGGAGTTCACGATGGAAGAGATTCGCAGTCGGTACGGGTCGCAGAGCGTCGGGAAGCCTCGTGCGAAGGCACTGAAGGACTAGGACGGAGGAAGTCGTGAGCAAGTACAGCAGGGGACGGGCGTTCGAGTACGCCGTTCGCGACGACATGAGGGGAAGGGGGTTCGTGGCAATACGGTCACCCGCATCGAAGTCACCAGCCGACGTCTACTGCATGAGCCGTGACATGGACGTCCTGATTCAGTGCAAGGCGGACGGCAAGCTGCCACCGAAGGAGTGGAACGACTTCATGGCCTACTGCGATAAGGCGGGTGCGATTCCCGTCCTGGCCATGAGGGACAACAGGGGCAGGGGCATAGTCTACAAGCTGTTGACCGACAGAAAGAGGCGTGGTGGCAGACAGCCGATGGTTGACTGGATTCCACCAGAGAAGGAGTAGAGATGGGGGAGGTTACAAGTGGCAGTTAGTTTCAGACCTCTAACTGAGCGGGAAATTGAGGTACGCGTCTCTCGCGTGACCAATGCGGGAGTCGAACTGCTTCTCTTCAAAGATGCCCGTTGCGACATGCGCATCCTTGACGAGACTTTCGGCGTCATGGGCTGGCGCGACTCGTACCAGAGCATCAACGGCGAATTGTTCTGCACAATCGAGGTCTGGGACGAGCAGAAGAGCCAGTGGATTGCCAAGCAGTCGAACGGCACGCCGTCCAACATGGAGGCCGAGAAGGGTCGCGCTTCTGATGCATGTAAGAGGGCTTGCTTCATGTTGGGCATCGGGCGCGAGCTTTACACCGCCCCGCGAATCTTCGTCTACGCCGACAAGTGCAAGTCGCTCAAGCAGGGCAAGAACGGCAAGATGCAGTGCTACGACCATTTCTCGGTGGCAAAGATAAAAATTGTCGATGGCCGCATAGTCGGTCTGGCAATCAGGAACGACGATACGGGCAGGGTTGTCTTCACCTATGTTGAGGACGGATATGGGAAGGAGCGGTAATGGAGCTGCCTGACAACTTCGTGCACCTGCGCGGCGAGGTGCTGCGCGACTCGGAGGTCCGACACACGAAGAGCGGAAGCCCCGTGTTCAACTTCACGCTGGCGGTGGCTGGGTACAAGCGTGACAAGTACGCTGACTGCGTGGCATTCGACTCGGTGGTTGACCAGTTCGAGGGGTTCATGCAGGAGGGCGAGGACGTCGAGGTATTCGGCTCGCTGTCCGAGCGCACGTGGACCGACCCGTCTGGAATCAAGCAGACGCGCGACATCGTGCGGTGCAACAGGGTAATCGTCCACGACGAGCAGGAGGAAGAGTAAGGATTTCTGGTCGTATATCGCAGCTATTTGGGATATACTAAATAGTAAGGTATACAACCAGAAAGGAGCCGTCATGGCAGAGTACTACGCCTACAATCTCAAGCTTCCGTTGTGGTGCAAGGACTATCTTGCAGAGGTTGCGTGGATGAAACGCATGTCAATCAGGGACTATCTTGAGCATCTGGTTGTCGAGGATGCCAAGAAGAATCCGGGCATCATGCAGACCGTCAAGGACCGCAACAATGGATAAAGAGGTCTGGCGTTGGGTTGTCGGCTACGAGGGTCTTTATATGGTCAGCAACATGGGAAACGTTATGGGAGTCCCAAAGTCAACCCAAGCTGGACACCTTATAAGACAAACAGAACGTACAGGTCATCGTGGGTACATGCACGTTTGCCTATGTAAAGACAATAAGAAGAAAACTTTTTCAGTTCATAGGCTTGTTGCTACAGCATTCATACCAAACGTAGACCGTAAACCAGAGGTCAATCATAAAAATGGGAACAGGGCGGACAATAGGGCCGAGAATCTTGAATGGGTAACACGCTCTGAAAACGAGTTACACGCCTACAGAGTTCTGGGGAAAGAACCATCGCGGAACTGGAAAGGCAAACCAAGACTATTTGCGCGAAAGCTGACCGATGACCAAGTTAGGGCAATAAGAAACGACAGCAGGCCAAGCAGACAAATAGGACTTGAGTATGGAGTGTCAAAGACAACAATATTGAGTATTAAAGAAGGCAAAATATATAGAGAGGTTGTATAAATGAGCATAAATAGGTGCATGATATCGGGTAATTTGGGCCGCGAACCTGAACTCAGACAGACTCAAGGCGGGACGCAGGTTCTGACCTTCTCGCTTGCCGTGTCGGACCGAAAGCGCAATCCGCAGAGTGGTGAGTGGGAGGAAGTGACCAACTGGATTCCCTGCGTCGTGTTCGGCAATCGCGCCGAGAGCCTGAGCAGATTCCTCTCCAAGGGGACAAAGTGCGCGGTCGAGGGCAAGCTACGCCAGTCAAGCTACAAGGACAAGAGCGGCCAGAATCGCTCGAAGATTGAGGTCATCGTAGACGAGGTTGAGTTCCTGAGCGCTTCCAAGGCCCAGAATCAGCCGCAATCCCAGCAGCCCAACAACTACACCAACCAGTACCAGAACGGGACTTATTCGGCCCCTCAGCAGCCTCAGACAGGCTATCAGCAGTCCACAGGGTACCAGTCGGACCTATCGGACACTCCGATTCCGTTCTAGCCTTGGTGGAGTCGGTGTTCGGCCACGTGGAGGTGACTTATGGCTGACTACGACCTATGGTCCGAGATACAGTCCAAAACGAAGCAGCTCGACTACAGCGTCAAGGAGCTGCGCAAGAGCGGAACCGCATATGCGGAAGCGGAGCGTGCCTACAAGGTCAAGCTTCGGGAGACAGCGCTTCGGCTGCGCTCTCAGGACATGGCCGTGGGCATGATAAACATGACCGTGTACGGAGTGCCAGAGGTGGCGGAGCTTAGGTTTCAGCGAGACGTTGCCGAGGCAGTGTACAAGGCCAACCTAGAGGCCATCAACAGCATAAAGCTACAGCTAAGGCTTCTCGACGCGCAGATAAGCAGAGAGTGGGGACAATCGGGAACGGGGTCGATGTGAGCAAGAAGCCAAGCCTGTACAACAGGCGCGAGGACGGCTGCTGGCTGTGTGGCAACCCTAACGTCGAGGAGCATCACATACTGCCATCGTCACGCAGGCCGATATCAGACCGAGAGGGCCTGACGATTTTTCTGTGCCATAACCACCACCAAGGGCAGATGGGAGTGCATCAGGACAAGGGCTTCGACCGATGGCTCAGGGCAGACGCGCAGAGGCGATGGGAAGAGCGCGAGGGCCTTGAGGGTCAGGAGGCACACGACGCCTTCCGTGCCGTGTTCTACGAGTCCTACCTGTAGGGAGCAGCTATGTCTAGCATGAACAAGACCAAGGCCGTGCTGCAATGGCTACAGACGGGAGCTGGAATCAGCAGCATGGAGGCAATCAAGCAGTTCGGCGCGACGCGACTCAGCGCCATCATCTTCAACCTCAAGAAGAAGGGCTACAACATCGAGACAGTGACCTGCGAGGGCACCGACCGATTCGGAAACAAGATGCAGTTCGCCCGCTACTATCTCAGAGATTCCCCCGTTGACAGTGGAGGGAATGTGCTATAATCATTAGCGCGATGGGTCCAGCATCGTTTATGTGCTATAGTGATACTCACACCCGCTTAGGCTGCTGGACCCAGCTTAGGCGGGTGTAGTGTTTTGGAGGCACAATGAAACCAATGAGAATACTTTGCGCATGTGAGGAATCGCAAGCGGTCACGTCGGAACTCAGGCGGGGAGGGCATATCGCCTACTCATGCGACCTATTGCCAACAAGCGGGAGACACCCAGAATGGCACATCCAAGCTGATGCCTTGGAAATCGTGAAGATGGACTGGGACATGGTAATCGCGTTCCCGCCATGCACTCACCTCGCCGTGAGCGGCGCGTCCTGGTTTGAGGAGAAGCGCAGGGACGGTCGGCAGGACATGGGCATCGGGTTCTTCAAGGCGTTCACGGCATTGGACCACGTCCCCAGGGTCGCGATAGAGAACCCCGTGGGGATAATGAGCAGTCTGTACCGCAAGCCCGACCAGATAATCCAGCCGTATTTCTTCGGTGACCCATACGAGAAGAAGACGTGCCTCTGGCTAAAGGGATTGCCGAAACTTGAGCCTACCAACATGGTAGAACCCGAGGAGCGCAAGAGCACGGGAAAGAACGGCGGGGCCATGCCGCCTTGGTACGCGGACGCATGGTCGTTGCCTCCCAGTGAGCGGAGCAGAATAAGGAGCAAGACGTTCCCCGGCATAGCCAAGGCGATGGCTGAGCAATGGACTAGGGATTGGGAGGACAATCAAATGAAGATTGAGCTATAATTAAAGTCCCAAACGATGATTGCGGCATCGTTGTGCTACACTACAGATAACGGAGCGCCTGCCCAGATTGCCGCAATCAGTCTGGGCGGGCGTTTTGTTTTAGGAGGAAGCATGAAACCACGGAAGGTTCACGAGAACAGGCTAGGCGAGCTTTTGGAAGACTGGGAGTTGCCACAGAGACAGCTCGCAATCAGATGCGGATTCACTCCTCAAAGGGTCAACGAATGGGTACGGAACAAGTCTCAGCTACCAGTGTGGGCCGCCGCGAGAATTCAAGAGGTATACGGAGTCAACGCTGGGTATGTTCTCGGAATTAGCGACTTGAGATACGACCCAGAAGAGCTGAAACGTGCAGCCGTCCGCCTAGAGGCCTGCTTAAAGGAACTTGACTCCACTGTCAACGACATCGAAACCGCCCTATGGATGTAGGAGGCTGATTGTGGATTACCACTCTTTCAGCGTTGACGTAGCACAGGAGGTAGGGGCCAACGCGGCAATCCTGTTGCAGAGCATCAAGTGGTGGTGCGAGAAGAACAAGGCCAACGGCAAGCATTGCCACGACGGCCTGTATTGGACATATAACTCGGTCAAGGCGTGGCAGGAGCTTTATCCGTACCTCGGCAAGAGCGCAATCGAAAGCGCACTCAAGAAGCTTGAGGAACGCGGGTTCATCAAGGTTGGCAACTACAACAAGAGCGCCTACGACCGTACGAAGTGGTACGCGATAACGGATGATGGACTTCGGCTTTTCGGTGACTCCATTTCTGGAAATCGGGAAATGGATGAAGCGGAATCGGGAAATGGATTCGGCGAAAACGAGGAACCTATACCAGTTGCTTCACAGTTGCCTTCTACAGCTACTAACAAGAAGAAAGAAGGAAAGCGGGCGGGATACGACGAAATCATCGACAGCTACACGGAGAA